GCGCAGGCTTCGGATTCATGGTATGCGGCGAGTATTAAGGCCAGTTTGTCTGGATTACTTCCTAATTCAGAGCTAGAAGACGCAAAAAGAGGAATGACCGAAGACCAGTACGAACAAGAATTTGAATGTTCGTTTGAAGCGGCTATATTGGGTGCGTATTACGGCAAAGAGCTAAAACAAGCCGATGAAACTGGACGGATTACCAGTGTTGAGTATGACCCGGCCATTCCGGTATACACGGCTTGGGACTTGGGTTATCACGACGATACAGCAATCTGGTTCTACCAGATAACCCCAAACGAAATACACTGCATAGACTACTACGCAGCTTCGGGGCTTTCCATTGAAGACTACGCCAGAGCAGTCAACGGGAAAGGCTACAGGTACGTTAGACATTGGCTACCCCATGACGCAAGGGCAAAGACGCTTTCAAGCGACGGAAAGTCGATTATTGAGCAACTAATACCGTTATTGGGTGGCGCTGGGAAGCTGGCTATTGTGCCAAGTTTAAGCGTACAGGATGGGATTCAGGCGGTGCGTATGATGATGCCGCGGGTATGGTTTGACCGTGAGAATTGCGGCGATGCGGTAGAAATACTCAAACAATACCAAAGGGAATGGAACGAAGACAAGAAAGCCTTTAGTGAACGACCGAGACACGATTTTTCTAGTCATTGTGCGGATGCTTTCAGGATGTTGGCACTAAGTTGGCGCGAAATTAAGCCAAAAGAACCCGAAAAACCCGCAAAATTCAACATAAAAGCACAAAACGGTGTCATAATTACGGCACCTTTAGACGAATTGTGGCAAGACGTTAAACGCCATCAGGAAAGATACTAATGTCTATATTTACAGTATCAGCAGAAGTAGTGCAATTAGGAACTGGCGCTATTCAGCCGACAGACACATTTCAGAACGGTGTGCTTTTATCTGGTGATTTGAACAGGGCTATTGCTACAGGTGGCGATGAGTACGCTAATGGTCTTTTAATGACAGACGCAGGGCAGATTCGATACTTTGACGCGACTGCTGGACTTCCTGTGGGTGTGGTGTGGTCTAACGGACTTCCCAGAGCCAATGATGGCGCTTTGTGTGTCTCGACAGGCGCACTGGCGACATATTCAAACGGTACGCCGATGGTAGCAAACGGCGCGGTTAGGGTGGAGATAGTACCTTGAATGCACTTTCAATAAATCCGGTTGACGCTGCACGAAAGTGGAATGCAGAGCTAAAACTTGCCAAGCGCGAAGATGAAAAATTTATCGAGCGCGGCGATAAGATAGTAAAAAGATACCGCGACGACCGCACCGGCTGGGCTACTAGCGGGAAGCGCTTTAATATATTGTGGTCGAATATCCAGACCATGATACCCGCACTGTACGGGAAAACGCCACGCGCCGAAGTTGCCAGGCGCTGGAAAGACTCCGACCCGGTCGGACGTACCGCTTCAGTGATTCTTGAGCGCTGTTTACAGTACGAGATCGACCACTACGGCGATTTTGACAGCTCGATCAGATTAGCGATTACTGACCGACTGCTGCCTGGCAGGGGCGTAACCTGGGTGCGCTTTGAGGAAAAAGAACAGGCAATGCCAACGGATGCCTCACCCGGAATTGAGGGCGGCGAGGCGCAAGTAACGCCGATGGCTTATAAATATGAATGCACGCCCGTTGATTATGTATTCTGGAAAGACTTCCGATACTCACCGGCGCGAAGCTGGGACGAAGTAACATGGGTTGCTCGCCGGGTGTACATGAGCCGAGCGGAAGGCATTAAGCGGTTTGGTGAAGACTTCAAGCAAGTGCCGTTAGTCCATGAGCCTATTGGCCTCGATGAATTACAAAAAAATGGCGTCGAAAGTGAAGACCTGGACGACATGAAAAAGGCTGAAGTCTGGGAAATCTGGTGTAAAACGTCAAAAATGGTGTATTGGGTGGCTCAAGGTCACTCTAAGACGCTAGACATTAAAGACGACCCTTTAGGCTTGGATAACTTCTGGCCATGTCCTAAGCCTTTGTTTGCGACACAAACCACTGACACTCTAGTGCCGGTTGCTGATTTTTCGCTATACCAAGACCAGGCACAAGAAATCGACATGCTGACCAATCGAATCGGCATGCTAGTCGAAGCGGTCAAGGTGGTAGGGGTGTATGACGCAAACCAGCCAAGCGTTCAAAGAATGCTGTCCGAGGGCGTCAACAATACATTGATACCGGTCGACACTTGGGCGGCATTCGCAGAAAAAGGCGGTCTAAAGGGGGTTGTTGACTTCATGCCGCTGGAGTCTGTATTACAAGCATTAGCGCAATGCTACAACGCCAGAGAGCAAGCCAAACAGGTGGTATATGAAATCACTGGTCTGTCAGACATCATCCGAGGCGCTTCGATGGCCTCGGAAACTGCTACCGCGCAACAGATCAAGAGCCAGTACGCCAGCCTGAGATTGAAGCGACTACAAACCGAGGTGGCCTTGTTTGCCTCTGAGATTTTGCGAACAAAAGCACAAATTATGTGCGACTTTTACTCACCGCAAACACTGTACGAAATGTCAGGTATCGGCGGCACTCAGGATGCCCAATACGCTGAACAGGCAATAATGCTGCTAAAGAGTGAGCCGTCCAGGGGCTTCAGAATTGAAGTCGCGGCAGATTCTTTGGTCGAAATGGACGAAGCCACGGAAAAGCAGAACCGTTTGGAATTTTTAACGTCAGTAGGCACGTTCATGGAGCGGGTATTGCCCGTTGCTCAACAGGTGCCGGAACTTGCCCCGCTGATGGGTGAAATGCTCATGTTCGGCGTCCGGGCATTTAAAGGCGGCAGGTCGATGGAGGCCGCTTTTGATTCTGCGCTGGCAAAACTAAACGAACCTAAGCCACCCGCAGAACCGCAGCCAGACCCGGAGCAAATGAAAATGCAGGCCATGGCGCAAGCGGAGCAGACTAAAGCGCAGATTGAGCAGGAAAAAATGCAAACGCAAGGGCAAATCGAGCAAGCCAAGCTGCAAGCAAGTTTGCAGATTGAGCAATTCAAAGCAGAACAAGCCCAGAATCTCGAAATTATGCGCCAGCAGGCTGAAACAGAACGCGCAGAAATGAAAGCCAGGATTGACGCTGAAACCAAAATCACAATTGCCCAAATGACCGCGCAGGCCGCAGAAAAGCCAGCAATATCAGTGCAGATTGAAGGCGAAAATCATTTACAAAAAGTCGGCGACGAAGTAAAAATGATGGCAGATCAGGCTGCTAACATATTGAGCGACCAACAAAACAACATGGCGCAAGCGGTGGCAATGTTGGCTGATGCAGTTACCAAAATGAACAAGCCGAAGCGTAAAATTGTGGAGCGTGGGCAAGATGGTCGAGCAATTGGCGTCATTGAAATAGAAACGGATTAAATATGGCTGTTAATTACAGAGCGTCACTAAAAACAACGCGCATGACTGCGGCTAGGGATGATATTGATTCTGGCACCGGCGCTGGTACGCTGGAAATATGCACATCGGGCTATGCTTTGGTGCTGGCTACGTTCACGTGTAACGACCCATGCGGCACAGTAAGCGGCGATGTTTTGTCGTTTTCCGGCTTGACCAAGACCGCTACTGCTGGAAACACTGGAACTGCCGTCATTGCGCGGTTCAAGAACAGTTCAGGCACGGACATTGTGACTGGCCTGACCGTTGGAACGTCCGGCACTGATATTATTATCAGCCCGTCAACTACGATCACTTCGGGGCAAACCGTCGAGTGGACGGCTGGCAGTATTACGCATAGCGCATAAGGTGAAATATGTCAGATAACGTAATTTTGCCGGGAACAGGGGAATCAGTCGCCACTGATGATATTAGCGGCGCTCAATATCAGCGAATCAAAATAACTGATGGTCTCGCAGATTCTACCGTTCCCATGCGTGTGCGGGACATTAACCCGTTGGCGTCCGACGCTGGAGCCATTGTTCGTCAAGCGCCGTGCGATGTTTGGTCTGTAGGTTTTGCCGCAAGCGGTTCAAGCCTTTTAGCGACTGAACTCACTCAAAGGCGACTTGGCACTGGAAAGGGCGTCACTCAGGGTTCCAGTAACCTTTTAGTGACGACCGGCACAACGGCAAACAGTGAATTTCTAGCACGAAGCACACAATCATTTCGAGGTGCTTTTACTGCGCGCGCAAAAACCATTTTAAGTCAGAGGATCGCTAACAATAACTTCGTGGCAATGATGGCTGATTTAATTGGTGAGGGGTTATCCTGCACGATTAACTCAGCTACCAGTATTACAGTTACAAAAACCGCACATGGATTTACTGCTGAAAACGTAGGTCAGTTTATGTTTGTAGGAGCCATTAACGGCGCTAACGGAGTTCCGGGTCGTTACGCTATTGCTTCAGTTCCTACCGCCGACACAATAAATTTTACTGTTGCTGGCTGGCCTGCCTCTGGTTCATGCACTGTTGACCTGTTCGGTTGGAATTACATTAGAACGCTTTACACCGGAACGACTGCGACCAATGCAGCAGTTGACGCTCAACGGCGCGGATGGAACTCTGGCGACACCACGGCGACAATTAACACAACCGCATCGCCGGGGCATGTAATTCAGATGTTTGTTGATGGTCGTAACGTGAGTTGGGCAGATACGACTGTTGCGTCAAGCACTGCGCCGACTGTTACAACTCGCGCAAGTCGGATTGAGAATATTCCTGACGATGACGTAGAGCTGTACTTCTACTTGTGGAGCTTCAACGGCACAACCGCGCCAGCAAGCACTACAACGTGGACGGTTGGATTCATCGCGGTCGAGGATACAGTCAATGTACCAACTTTCATAGCGGGTGTTAGACCGTTAGGCGGTCAAGCCCCGTTACCTGTTAGCGGGACGTTTTTCCAAGCCACACAACCTGTATCCGGCTCTGTCACTGCCACATTGGCGGCCTCTACAGTGCGCGCCGGATTCGTCGCTGGCGCAGGAATCTGGTTTGACGATAGCAACACGGTGCTTGCTGCTGCGGCTACGTTCACAGGCACATCACGCGACCTGACCGTCACGGCCACGGCAACAGCTTTTGCCAACGCTGCGACCTATGCCAAAGAATTGGTCGTTTCTGCTGAGTCGGATCAGTCGGGCACGCTGTGGCTTGAGGCTTCACGCGACAACACCAACTGGCGGCGCATTAAGTCTGTGCCTACGGCTGCGGTCACTGGCGGTGGTCAATTTGCTGAGATTGTTCACAGACCCTCATGGCGGTATGCCCGCGTCGGGTTTACTAACGGAGCAACGCTGCAAACGCGGTTCACCATTGGAACGATTTTGAATGCAATTTAATATGAATCCTCCTACATTCGACCCAAACATTGCCCACATCCGCGATGGTGAGGATGTTTACCAAGTGCTCAACGCCGAAGGTACAGATTGGGACGAAGAAGCAACCCGCGCAGGATTCTCGACAGGCATCACAATTATGGTGACTGGTGGACAAGGATTGACAAATAATACAGCGGTAACAGCAGGTGATGTTACCGGGTTTACACTTCATGCTTAAAGGGAAAACATGACTATTCAGCAAATTTTGGAAATGGCTAATCGTCGTATTGCATATTTACAGCAAAACAGAATAGCCGCAGAACGTATTGGTGACGTTGACACGGTGACGCGTATTGACAATGAAATTGCACAAACCGAAGAAACCATAACAAAGCTTCAATCTTTACTAGATTAAAATATGCTACTGCTGCTGTTTAACCAGCCGGTAAGTAGTAACCCAACATTAAATCTCGGCGCGACCGAAGGGGCTGACGTTGCGTCATTTACCGTTGATGTTGCAGGAGCAAATCCTGCTGTAGTTCTGACGGCTACCGAGGCACCAGATACCGCCTCATTCACGGTTAGCAATCGTGCGCGGGTCACGCTAGGCGCGACTGAAGCGCCTGACGTTGCCTCTTTTGCTGTTGGTGTTGTAAGCGCAGCACCGACTGTATCTCTTGGTGCAACAGAAAGTCCGGATATAGCGTCATTTTCACTTTTGAACAAAGACGCAGTTATACCAGGCGGTCATTATGGCGCATGGTGGCTGGATAAGTACAAGAAGATGTGGGAAAAACCTCAGATCAAAGAGATCGTCGAGGAAATAAAAGAAAACCCGCAAATCATCGAAGAAATACCGGAAGTAAAAGCCGAGATAATTGAAAAATACCCAGAGTTTGACTATCAATTTTTGCAAAACAATATAAAATTACAAAGAATAGTTGCAAATCTGATACAAAAGCAAATAGAAAACGTGATAGAAGAGGACGACCTGGAGGTTTTATTGTTATGAGCAAGGGCAGCAAACAAAGACC